GATGGCTATGTATTATGGAAATACTCCTGGTATGATTTATTTTGAGAACCAGGTAGGTAATACAGTAGAGTATTTTAGAAAGAGAGGTAAGCTACACTTACTAGCTACGCAACCACAAAGAGTATTCAACCCTAAAGGTGGGTGGACAAAGCAAATTACTTATGGATACCCTATGAGTAATAAGCTTATAAAAGATAATGCCATAGATTACTTGGCAGATTGGTTAAAAGAGTACAGAGTACTAGGTAATGAAAACCAAAACCAACAACAAAAAATGAATTTACATTTCTTAAAGTCTCCTAGATTGTTAGCAGAGATGATTCAGTATAATGAAAGAGATAACTTTGATGCTGTCATGGGATTTATGGGATGTATAATAGGAATTAGAGAAAAATTTAACAAATACAAACAAAGAGAGAAAGAAGAAGAAATTATAAATCATCACAATAGCATAATAAACTCTTTTAGAGAGAATGATTTTATTCTATCTCACACTAATAATAAACAACGAAGATATTATGGACAACAATAAAAATCAGGTAATAGATACTAATTACCAAGAAGCTCCCTTAAGTCAGAGACAGAGCCTTAAAGATAAAGTAGCAGATGACTATGCTTGGGCTAAAAGACAGATAAGACATATCATCCAATACTATGGACCTTTTGCAGGAAATAACTATGATAACTACAAAAGAAAACTTTCTAACTATAAGTTTTACAACAATGAGTTAGACTATGAGGATTTGAAGTATGAGTGTTCTTTAATTAATGTAACTAAAGAAACCTTTCACGACATTATTACTCCACTAGTATGGTCTCATAATATAGTTAATGTGTTATTGGGTGAGAATGATAATAAACCTTTTAATCACAAAGCAATATTACTTAACTCTTCGGGCATGAATGCTTTTAAAAGAGAAAAAAGTAAAATGCTACAACAATACCTAGAACAAAGCCTTGCTAGAGAAATAGAAGCTTTTAGAATGGAGCAGATGGAAAATAATCCTCCACAACTTACAGGTAATGAAGAGCAGGACCAACAAATTCAAGAAGAATATGAGCAGATGTTGGCTCAGCAAATGCAAAGACTAGAAGAAGCTAGAATTCTTTTTAGCCCACAGGATATAGAAAAATATATGTTGACTTGGCAAGATGAAAGAGAAATAGCTTGTAATAAATTGTTATCTTACTACAAAAGAAAACTAAACTTAAAAGATAAGAAGTCAGATGGATTTAAGCATGGTAAGATTTCAGGAGAAGAGTATGCTTGGGTAGGTATTGTTAATGATGAGCCTGTAGTAAAGTTACTAAACCCATTGAATGTATTTTTTCACAAGTCACCAGACTCTAAGTTTATACAGAATGGTAGCTACGCTGGTTATGTAGAGTATATGTCTGTGTCAGATGTACTCTCTACTTTTGAATTAACAGAAGAGCAGGTAACATCTCTAGAGCAAAGAAACAGTTTAAGAGGTAGCTATGGTACAGATGTACAGATGGCTGCTAAAAATACTGAGTACAGAAATGAGCCATTTGAAATGAGGTGGATGAGAAATTATAATGATGAACATGCACACATTGGAGCTTATGGACAAGGTACTATGGAAACATTAATTAGAGTAGTACATGTAGAGTGGAGAAGTCAGAAAAGAGTAGGATTTATAGACTATGTAGATGAGTTTGGTGAATTACAAACTGAGATGGTATCTGAAGAGTTTAAAATGCCTAAAGGAAATAAAAAAGAACTAGAAGATATAGGGTATGGTAGAAAAAAACATTTCTACTATTTTGAGCACGAGGTATTAGGAAGTTGTAAATTAGAGTGGAAGTGGATAGATGAGATATGGGAAGGTGTAGAAATAGACCAATATATTTACACTAATATGGCTCCTAAAAAACTTCAGTACAGACAACTAGAAGATCCTAATTCAGTTAAACTAGGATTCCATGGAGTAGTCTACAATAACTTAAACTCTGCACCTGTGTCTACAATGGATAGAGCTAAGCCTTTTAACTTATTGTACATTATGGTAGCTCACAAGATGAAGCACATGATAGCCTTGGATAAACCACCTTTGACTAACATAGATGTAGATGAGTTACCAGATAATATGGATAAAAAAGAGTTTATTCATTTTATGGATACTATGGGTATTAAGTTTACTCAAAGGTTGAAACATGCAGACAACCCAGCAGCTGCTAACTTAATAGCTACAACAGCTTCTGGTACTCAGCCTAGAAGTACATTACAGTATGTAATCAACTACTACCAAGTACTTAATTATCTAAAACAAGATATAATGGCTATAGCTGGAGTATCTCCAGAGAGAATGGCTCAGACTTCTATGGGACAAAGTGTAACAAATGCACAGCAAAATTTAAACCAGTCTGCACATATTACAGACTATGAATTTAAGATACACAATTTACACTGGTCTGAAGTACTAAACACTTTGATAGAAACTGTACTTGAGCATTTAAGAATGACTGATAAGAAATTAGTTAAAAGATTTTTATTAGATGATGGAACTTTAGCTGCATTAGAGATAGACCCTACTAACTATGCTAATGCAGATATAGGAATATTTACTACAGATACTGGAAAAGAAGAGCAAATCTTTAATCATTTAAAAGATATGTCTCATGCTCTTATTCAAACTGATAAGATTAACCTTACTACATTGACTAATATGTTAGAAGCTGACTCTTTATCTGAATTAAAGAAACTTACAAATGAGTATGAAAAGCAGCGTGAAAAACAACAACAAGCAATGCAACAATCTCAACAAGAGCATGAAAGACAAATGGCTGAAATGCAATTAGAGGGCAGAGAAGATCAGCAAGCTCATGAAGTAGAATTACAACACATGAGAAATGAAGTTGAAATTTACAAAGCACAAGTTGGGGCTCTTAGATTTAACAATGAAATTACTCCTTCTGAAGTACAAGGATTTGTTGATGCAGAGCAAAAAAGAGTTATGGACTATCAAATAGCTCAAGAAGATAGGTTGGCAAAACAGCAAGAAAACCAACAAGAAAGAATGGTTAAGATGAAAGAGCAAGATGTTAAACTTAAAGCTGCTGAAATAGCAGCTGATGCTAAAATCAAAGCTGAAAAAATTAAACTGGCTAATCCAACTGCAGGAGAAAGACCTAATGCATCAAAGATTAAAGCTGCTAAAAACATTAAACTTGAGAAATAATGGCTAGAAGAAAAAGTTCAAGGGGTAGAGTGTTTTACTACCCCTCTTCACTCCCTAAAATGCAAGTTGGAGGTGATGCAAATCAAGAAAATGATGAGTACTCCACAACTTTAGATTTAATATCTACTTATAAAGGTCATAATCCTTCTGCAATGAGAGAAGCATTAAACAAGATAGCTTGGCATGAAACAGGTATGACTTTAAACCCTAAACAACTTCAGGGGAATGATCCTAAAAAACCAGGCAAAGGGTTATACCAGTTTGAAAAAGACTCTCTTGCTACTGCTATACAAAGTGCTAAAAATTTTTATAAGAGTATAGGAGAACCTGTTCCAGACTGGATTAATAATTTAAACACTACAGATGCCACTACTCTTAGTGCTTCTCAGCAGTCTTCTTTAGCTGCTTTGAGTATGGTACAAAAAAAGAACTTTCCAGTAAGACAAGCTTTAGAAAGTGATGAAGGTTTAGTGGAAGCTTGGGCTAAAGGTTGGCAGACTAAAAATGATCCTGCTAAAAAAGCTTTGTTTAAAGAGCATCTAGAGATTTATAAAGATAAAGGTATAAAAACAGAATTGCCTACAGTTAATTCTTTAAATCCCCTTAGAAGTTTACCTAAATTTCAAAATGGTAGTCGTATAGGGGATGGTACTGAAGATACTGAAAAAGTACCTATAAGAGTGGATGTAGCAAATGACAATACTACATGGAGTAAAAAGTTTACAGATATTATAAATAATCCTTCTAATTATTCACAAGCTGAGGTAATAGATGCTGTCAGTAAGTTGGCAGCTATATTTCCAGACTCTGATAGAATTATTACTACACCAGGAGTTTCCCCTTCAGAGGCAGGTACAAGATATGTTGAAAAAGACCCAGCTACAGGATTACCTAAACTTAAAAAAGGTGGAAACATTCAAAAACAAGGATACAAATATAACTCACCTTATAGGAAAAGGCGTTACATAGACATACACTCTAACAAGATAACTATGGATGATGTGCCAGAACGTCTTCTAGTAAGAACAGATACAGGAGAGGAAAGAATACTGGAACCTAACTCAGGTGAGTATTATTTTCCAGGAGCAAATGTAGTAAGAGAAATGCCATTAAGGGACACACCTTTATACTTTTCACCATCTTCTAAAGGACTGACTAAATATGAACCAGGAGGAGGAATACTTTCAGAGCCAGTATCTGGAGATATTCCTACTACTTTAATGCCTGAAATAAATATTACAGGATTTAAAGACAACTCTTATTCCTTTACAGGTTTGCCTACTATTGCCCCTGAAAATTCAAAGACAGGGAAAAAATGTTCTACTACAAATTGTGCAGAGCAAGCTACAACTGAGTTTGCTAATATTGTAGGTACTAGTAGAGAAGAAATATCTCCACTAGTTTCAGCTGATGCTTGGTATAGAAAATCTAAAGTATTATCTAATCCTAATAGTGAATTAATATTTGAAGCTAAAACAGCAGACTACGATGGTTATAAAAATTTACCAGTAAAGCCAGAAGGTGATTGGTGGAAAGATATAGATTTTCAAGTGGGTGATTTTGTAGATCTTTCTGGAAAAGTTTATGGTACTTGGAGAAGTAGTAAACAACCTAAGTTAGGTACAGCAAGTAAAGATGGATATAATCAATCAGACTTTGCTAGACATAGTGGTATAATTGTAGGAAAAACACCAGAAGGTATTCCTATAGTGAGACATAATATAGCTGGTACATTGTATGATGAGCCAATAACTGATATTTCAGAAAGGTACAATTATTTTCCTTCAGCTGTTTACAGAGTAAATGATGAAAATTTAAATAAAGGAAAGCAACAATATTCAGTTAAACAACAAGAAAAGTATGAGAACATTACAAACTATTCAGATGAAAGTATAGACTTACCATTTAC